ATGTGTTCAAGTTCTAAGTCAATAATCTCATATATTTTATCTAGATTCTCATGCTTAAATTCCACTCCAAAAGCTCCACTATGCCCCTCTACGCTCTCAAGTAACTCTGTACGTGATAATGCTTCCTTAAAGTCAAACTCGTTCCCGTAACCCCTTCCACTACCTCCTAATGTACCAGTCTCTTTATCCAAACTAACAACCAATGTTGGTCTTTGATATTTTTGTGCAACATTTTGTGCAATCAAACCATTTAGTGTTGTATTTGCTCCTAATTCTGTAACATCTACAATTATTATTTTATGATCTAAATTGATTATGCTTTCTATTTTCTCAACAATTTCTGCCTGTAATACTTTTCTTTTATCATTCATTCCACCACAAGTCTTAATTAAAACTTTCAATCTTTTTTCATCTTCAGTTGTGAGTATTTCTATAATGTCTTCAATTTTACCCAACCTAATAATTGAATTTATGAATGGTACTAAATAAAATGCAATTGTTGTGGCATTAGGTTTATATTCTTTCTTTAAGTGTTTAAGAATTGCTTTAAGAGATTTATCACAATTATTATGTATTTTAAGTAATCCTTTTTGTATTAATGCTCTTGTTTCTGGATCTGAAACGTCCATCATATCTCCGATTAATCCAACTGCACAAATATCAATGTAATTATCAGCATAAAAAGTAAGCATTTCCTCATCAATAGCTTTGCAAGTCTGATAGGCAACTCCTGCGCCACTAAGATTTTTATTAGGATAATCATTACATTGAGGATTAACTACTATAGCATATGGATTATCTTTTTCTATATTATGATGGTCTAAAATTATAATATCCATATCTTTACTTAATTCTTTACATTCTTCAACAGAATTACTGCTACTGTCAACAATAATTAGTAAATCTAAATCTTTTGGAACATTGTCTACAATTATTTCATGTCCTTTATTTCTTTGATGATATAATATAATTGGGTTAAGACCACAATCACCCAAATATTTATATTTTATCGTTAGAGAAGTTACACCATCGGTATCAATATCTCCATAAATTCCTACTATTAACTTATTATTTATTGCATTTACGATCTTTTCAACCGCTAATTCCATATTTGATAATTTCCAAGGACTATTAATATCATCGTCACTAGGTTTAAGAAATTTTTCTTTATCTTTAATTCCTCTTATTTTTAAGATTTTATCAGTCATTGAATCATATTCATTATATTCTTCTTTAGGTTCTAGCACCTTCCAGTTTTTTTTCAACAAATCACACCCATTCTGTAAAATTATTTTTTAATTCTATAAACTTTTCTTTTCCTAAATCAGTAGGACTCATTTTTGAACTGTTAGGCAAAACTATATTTTTCCTATCTATTATATATCCAATTTTAATGTCAAAGAATTTAATCATTGATTTTACCTTCTGTATTTGATTTAATATCACTTCTTCATCCAAACCTTCATCATAACAAAAATATAACCTTTTAGGATTTAGATTAATAATATGTATTATCTGAGGAGTGTGAATTGAATTGCCTCCTAATGCTAATCCTGTATAAATTCCCATTGTATCTAATTGGAGAGCAAATTTCTCAGATTCTCCAATATATAGTTCGTCACATCCTTGCAAATGTTGATAATTTTCAGTGTATCCATATAATGTCTGTGATTTAGGATGTGGAATAACTGGAAACCACTTTAATGTTCTATCTTCATCATAATCACCATTATATCTTCCGGTAATTCCAACTAATCTACCATCAAAACTCCACCAAGGGCATGTAATTCGTTGAGATAAAACATCGAATCCTATATTAAATTTTCTTTGACTGTCAATTGATATTCCATCCATAATGAACTTCATATTAAACCTATTTATATATGGAATTAGGATATCATCCTCATAATAATTTAATTCTATAATTGATGATTTTTTAACCTTTATTTTATCATAAAATCCTCCAAATATTGATTTTCTTTTTGTGTAAGTCAAATATTCTATCCCTAATTCTTGTTTAACTACATTTATTACATCTCTATATTTTACGTTTTTAATTTTGATGATAAAACTAAAGAAATCACAATTAATTGATCTTCCATAATCAGAAACATATAAGTAATCATTTTTAACTAATTTAATTCTAACTGAACTTTTGTTGGTATTGTCTTCTATTCCACAACGTATTTCTTTTGACCTAACATCAATATTACTGAATCCATACTCCCTAAGAATATTTTCAATATGTTGTGGATTATTTATGAGTTTTTCTTTAATTTCCGACAACATATTGATTATTCCTCCTTATGTTATAGTTGCATGTTTTGGTCTACACATGCTTGCTTCTAAGAAAGTTCCGTGAGCACCATCAAATCTTAATAGATAAGCAATACCATTATCTGAACTATTTTCTCCACTTCTAGCCTTATCTACGAAGAGCATACGCCACACTGCTGTTTGATCTGGAATATATTCTTCTTCACACCATTTACCTGCAATGTTTTTTCTTTGAAATGGTTTGCAATAATATTTTTTATTCTCAGGATCTAATTCTTCTGGATATACAGTTCTCATAAGTAAAAGATTCTCCAATACTTCTTTAATTTGTTTTGACATAGATAAAACAGACGCATCTAAAAATAGTTTTCCTAGAGTATTAATTGCCAATTGGAGAGAAAGCAACATAATAATATTATATTTTTTCGACATCTTATCAAATTCTCTAGAGTCCTTGATTAGTTCTAGATAATATTGCTTATTGTCTGTGTTTAAATCAAGTTTGAGTGTGTCATATAATACAGTGTCATACCCATGTTTTAAAACATTTTCTCTTATTTTCTTTTTTACTAAAGTCATATCTGCATCTGGAATAGCAATAAATTTAACCTTACCTTTAATTTCTGTATTCCAATATTCTTGAGCTTTTTTAAGATATATTTTATCTTGTTCTGAAATATCTCCACTCATAAGTTTCTTTTTTGTAAGATTAAAATACTTAAACCTTTTTGCTAACAACCATACTACGAATTGTATTTTAAATACTTTTGCTTTTTGTTCATTAGATATAATAAGAATTTTTCTATTTCTATACACTAATCCCATAATCACAGTTATCCACGCAGTTGTCTTTCCAGCAGATGAATATCCCCCTAAAACAGTAGTAGTTCCGTCCATAAGTCCATTTAATTGTCTTGATAAAAATGGTAAACATTTTACTTCTTTTCCATCAATGTCATCTCCAAATATATCAAATGGCACTCCATTTTCTAATCCTTCTTCTAGGCGTTCTAAGAATTCATCATCAATGTCAATTTCTTCTTCCTCTAGAACTTTATTTGAATATCCAGTCCCAAAACCACTTAATCTACTTTCATACCAATCCATAACACTTTCGCTGTCCATTTTTCTAAACAATTCTAATGGGATTATCTGTTTACCATTTTCTTCAATTGTACTCAGTAAATTAAATCCATCATTATAAAGATTAATTATAATATTTTCCCTACATAAAATGTCTAAATATGTATCCCAATTTTTTATATTTATTATGTCAATTAAGTTTTGTATGACATTCCAACCGCCACGCTCTTGAAACCCTATTTCAATAAACTCTGAAATATTAGATAGTATGGTTATTTCATCTAGAGAACTAAATCCTCTGGTTCTAATATTTTTAAATAAACTATAATAGTAACATGCGTCTTCACTTATAAAATCTTTAGTATCAATGTCTGCCTCATCTAAAAGAAGAAGGTCTTTTGCAATACATGATATAACATTTCCTTCTATTGCTATTCTTCCATTAAGTAATTCTGGAGGATACTTGGAACAACCAGTAAGAAATCCATCTATGTTAATCACTCCAAATCATTTATATATTCGCTCAAACTTTTCTTTCTATTGATAGGTTTATATTTAGAAATTATTATTTCTTCTCTTAATTCTTTGACAACTTCTGATTTTGCAACTATATAATCTTTAAGATTATTTTTTAATATTGTTGTAAAATATTTTATTTTTCCATATTCACTAGTAAATGATTTGCTCATAAACTTTTGCAATTCAATCATATTTTCATTAACATATGAATTCATTTTTGTAAAAGAATAAACCTTGGATAATTCACTTAATTCTTTATTTAAGATAGTATTTGTAATTGTATATCCAAACACATTGTTTATCTTTTCTAGAAGAATTTTCCTTCCCTCTTTTTTCTCTTTTAATTCAAGATATTCTCGCTCTGAACAATAATATTCATTCTTGCTATTTACAATAACTTTAAAAGCAATATCTTTATCAATTTTAACACTATGACATTTACATTTAACAAGCATTATATACCTCCTAATAGATAGAGGGAGGCCGAAACCTCCCTATTCAATTATTTAAAATATACTTAAAATTTCTTCAAATACTTTAGTTGGCAAACTAGCATCAAATTTTGAAGCACCATTAGCATTTAAAATAGCTTTTACTTTTGTTTTTTGTTCATCTGTTGCTTCTTTATAATGAGTAGTAATATTTTTAATTAATTCTTTATTTTTTTCAACATCAATAGTATCATTATTTTCTTCTACTGTTTCTGCTACTATTTCATTATTTTTAATTTCCTCCTTAGTTATTTCTTGCTCTTTTACTTCATCCTTAATTAAATCATCTTCTTGAATCTTTTTAAATTCTTCCACAGAAACAATAGTTGATTTAGATAATCTCATACCTTCTTCAAGAACTCTAATAAATTCTTTAGCCATATTCGGTTTATCAAACACTATGTATTCAGGAACAGAACCATCTTTAAATCTACAACCAGCATCAATAAAAGTATTTCCACGAAGATACAATTTTCTTGTTTCTCCTGTAGCATGACGAATTTTCTTTTCTTTATCATCTTGCATTGTAATGGTTTCTTCTTCCAAGTCTCTATCAATATATCCAGTTAATACACAGTCAAATACATCTCCAAAAATGCTTTCATAATTTGATGTTAAAGTGGAAGATAGGCTCATATATCCATCATCAATATCACCTTTTTGTTTAATATTTTTGTATTTTGTATGGGCGACACACCATACTCCAACTCCTGCTTTTTTAAGATCAAGGAAATAATCTTTTGCCATTTGCACTACGATTTCAATTCCTGCATTATAACCACCATATGCACCTTTAACACTTTTGCATAATTTTTTAGGGTTATCAATATTTGACAATCTGACTACTTCTCTGTCTAGAATTGGAAGAAACTCATCCACAACATCAAAAGCTACAATTTCAATATTATGTTCTTTACCTTTTTGTTCTATTAACCATTCTTTCATTTCAACTAATTCCTGCCATGTTTCTACATGAGTATGATTTAGTTCGTCAAGCAATGTATACCCCATTTCAGCCCCAATACCTACCAATAATCCTCTTAATGGATCACCATATTTTTCAAGAACTACATCTCTGAAAAGAGTGCTCTTGCCGAACTTTTTAATAGTTCTGATATAGATAGATAGTGCTTTGATATCTGTTTTAATCTTATTTATTGTCGGTTTTTTAAATGCCATGTTATTTTAATCCCCTTTTAATTTTTATTTTATTATCATAGTATTGGAAGGGGAATTTCACCCCTTCATTATGTATCTTAATAAGGAATGTCTAAGTCATTTAATCCTGCAAAAATATCCTCTTCATCTTCTGTTGATTTTTCTTTTTTATCTACTATCTCTAATGGTTTGATAACAAAATCACTATCAATATATACGGTTGGTTTACTTCCTTTAGTGAATCCTCTAGCCACATTAACAACAATCATTTCTTCTACTTTTTCACCATAGACATCTGCGCCAATTTCTTTTCTGATTTCATTCATTGTAATAGCACCCAGTTCAAGCAACTCTTTTTGAAGATCAGTCAACATATCATTTGTGATTTCAGTCTTTTGAGCACCATCTAAGAGATTAATCTTTACTCCAAATTCCTTCCAAGTTTTATCTTTAACAGTGAATTGTTTAACCATTAATGAATTAAGCTTCTTATTATTTTCATCCAATTCATCTTTTGATACATCAATTACTAATTGAATTGGAAAAGGAGTCTCTGCTTTTCTTTGACTATCATAGTTACGAGCAAAGCAATTGATATAATGCTTTTGTTTTTCTTTTAAACTATTGCTGTCTAGGCCATCTTTATTGTAGAATACAGTTATTTGCCCAGTAGAAGATGGAACTGCACTTTTTTCAGCTAGATAAATTCTGCTAGGAATTAATGTTTTATAGAATTTGCCGTTATATTCTGAATAAACTATATCTCCACTGATTCTAAATAATCTATTGTCTATCTTTCCAGATATAATTAATTTATGCATATATTCTGCAAAGTCAGACTCAGCAATAAATTCTTTACGTTTATTTTTACTATTTTCAAGTTCTTGTGAAATATCTTCTGTACCTAATTCAATCATTTCTTCTGGAGTTAAACTTCCTTCATTAAATTTTTCTAGGGCTTTTTCAAGTTTAAATCTACGTCCATATTCTTCTAAGTCAATTACAAATTTTTTAAACTCTGCTACATTTTCTATAATTTCAGGTTTAAATCTATCTACCCAAGCAATTTCTAACTTTTCTCCTTTGATCGTTTCTCCACTATCTGACTTACCAGATTTAGAAAATGAGTATACTTTTCCCTTTCCATTACTAAAATATCCACCTTTAATTTTCATCATGTGCCTATTATCACCTGCAATGGCATTAAAAATTAATTCTTTTGCTGCCCAACCAGTATCATAAGTAGTGGCTTTATATGGTTTAAACTTTTCTGATTCTTTACCGATATTTAATTTCCCAATGATTTCAAAAGTATTATTTGCCATTATATGTATTCCTTCTTTCAATAATTTTATTTTACTATTTAATGCACATAATCTAAAATATAATTGAAAGAGGAGGTGGTCGAGAAGTTTTTATTGGTACTCTGTATTTACCTTTATTTTTTATATCAACATCTCCTTTTAATTATTTCGTCAATACTAAGATTATATTGATTTAGTACATTGTTTATTTTCTCATCATTTCTATTACTTCTAAATTCATCGAAATATATAAACTCCCATTTTACTCTTTGGATTACAGCGTTAATAAAATTACTACATCTTTTTGCTATTTTCTTTTGATGAAATTTAATTTCTGCTACCCACTGACCTCTGCTTTTATCATACCAAACACCCGTAATTCCAGAAGTATTATTTTCTGCTAATTTAAGATTACAAGAATTTTCTTGGGAAGTAGCATTACGTAAATTTGATTTTCTATTATTACTAGGATTCCCATCTTTATGATCAATAACTTGAGAACCGTCTGTATTAGTAATAAATTTATGTAAAGGAATTGTTTCTTTATTAATGGTTGCTAGAACCACTTTTGTCTTTTTGATAACTCTCCATGTATGTTGATAGACTTTTTCATAATCTTCTCTATCAAATTCAAAAGTTAAACCATTTGTGCTATATCCTATTACATAATCTTCATGAAATTCATATGTATTATGAGGACAGTTGCCACATGTTTTATTAAAACCATTAATTAGAGGATCTAATTGACATATTTTTTCATTTCCGCAATCACATTTGCATAACCAACCATTTTTGTATTTTTTATGTCCTACTATTGGGACTAATTTTTGAACAACTAATTTTCCAAATCTTTTTCCTTCTATATTATAAATTCTATTTGTTGCTATGTTAATTTTCACTGTCCTTTCTTATCTTACAACCTTAACATCAAAATTGAATTCTAAACATTTTCTACTAGCCAAATAATCACACCAATGCACAAAATGTTGTATTTTACTTTTTGGTCTTGGTAAAACTTCCCTTTTAGTTTTATAATCAAACTGCCATTGGCCCATATGTGATTCAATATTACCAACAATCATATTCAACGTATCTTTGTCTATGCAACTATTTATTTCTTGATTATTTCTTAGCATATTTGCAACAATTAATGGATGTTCTGTGACGGTATGAGAACTATTATTTATACCCGATTTGCAACCATCGTGAAGTATCAACGATGCAACAATCATATCTTTTTCATCTTCAGTATATTTAAAAACATCTAATCTAAACATTTCTATTGCAATTCTTACTGCTGCTTTGGTATGCCTCACTAAACCTTCCTCTCCTAAAGCATATTTTGGGTAATATTTACCTGACGAACTAGCAGGAATTGAGAAGAAATATTCTGGTAAGTTATTTAAAGCTTTTTCTGTGAATTCTTTGATCTTAGGATTTAATATGTATGAGAGTTCTGTTTTGAAAATATTTAATCTATCCACTCGTTACTCCT